CACGGCCGGTTCACCCGGTGAAGTACCAACCGCAGAAGAAGGTAATGACGCATTCTCTCTAGTAGGATTTTTCAAACAACTTGCTGTAGCACTTGCAGGGTTTGTTGGTACAATTCTTCCTGCACTCATTGCGTCATTAGGTTTATCAAACTTGGGGTTTACCGGAAAAGAATTCGCAATGCTCAAAAGTGTCAAGAATTTCTTTTCAGGCGGTTGGTGGGCAACAAAAGTCGGAGAGTTAGCAAAAGCATTCAAAGAAAGCAAGTATGTCGTTGCTATCAGAGAATTCTTTTCTAGCGGTAAATTAGGAACGGCGATAGACAAGGCAATGAAAACTTTGAGAGGAGTATTTTCTCTTCAGGGTGAAGGGTTCATTGCAAAAATCTTTCAGGGTATCAAGGGTATGGGTAGTAAGATCGTCGCGGTGATGGGTAAGGTTTTTTATCCTATCAGTTTGTTGATGTCTGCTTTCGATGGGTTCATGGTAGCATCAGAGGATTTCAAAGAAAACGAAAGTGTTGTTTCTGCTGGGGTCAATTTTATAACAGGGTTCTTTGCTTCTTTTATAGGCACGTTTGTAGACATGATCAAAGACGGTATCATGTGGTTGATAGCAAAGATGTTTGGTATTGAAATGGACGATGAGGGTAACTTTGATAAATCTAAAAACCCGATTATGGCAGCAATCGATGGTGCTTCATTTACAGATGCCTTTTTAGATATCGGTGCAAAATTTAGTGAGTTCTGGAATAGCATAACGGATTCCTTTTTTGAATGGTGGGAGAATTTTTCTTTCATGGACCTGATCAGTGGTGATGCTAGTGCTGACGATTTCAAAATGAGTAACGGAAAAACTTACGGTAAAAGAGAAGACCAAACTAAAGCGATGACTGGAGAAATGGAAAAAGAAAGATCTAATGCAAGTAACCCAACAGTTGTCGTGGATGCCTCAAGCAGTTCTACGCAAAACACTTCTTCAAATTCGACTCTTGCATTGGGTGGTAAAATAGATGCTAGTAACGATCAACCGACGAAACGCATACGTGGATAAGGAAGAGCATAATGCATAGAGACGGACATAAATCGATAAAACTTTTTTTATTCAATGATCTACCAGTGACAGCACGAGGTAAACCAAGACGAAAACTGCGTATCACAGATCTAAGTCCTGGTCAACAAGCACAAGCAGCAAATTACGATAATGCTGTGATAATCAACGGTAATGAAATGACTGTCATCGCCCCAACAGGTAGTGTTGCAGAAGCAGTCTCGGCAGCAATTGAACAGAGAGCAATAGACGGTATCTAATAAAAAAGGCACCCGAAGGTGCCTTAGTGATTGTTCTGGTGGTTTTAAGGAGAACACACTCCCGTCTTACATGTGTTCCAACGCGGGATACCCAAGGTCATCAACCAGCGTCAAGTTTACGGCAGATGAACAAAATGCATAATGCCCTTGTTCGCACGATTGCCTGACGAGCAACTTAGTCTTCCTCTGCCAATTTAGCAAAGTATGACATTGTGTCATCTTCGTCTGCTGCCGATACTGAGGGAGCGGGTGCTTCCCTAACAGGTGCCGGTGCTTGGACTTCTTCTACTGCACGAAATGCTTGAACTGCCGGTGATGATTCACCTAACACCATTTGCAAACGAGCAGATAGTTCTTCATATGACTTATACTGTGCTGGGTCACTAAACTCACCAAGATCATACAGTTTTGAATACGTTTCTTCAAGAAACGATTCGTCTGCTGAAAGTTCTGACGGAGAGTCAAACTCAGACTTATCGTAGTTTCGATAACCTTCGAATTTACGAATTTTTAGTTTGAAGGATGCACCAGACCAAAAATCAAAAGGATTCATTGGCTTCTCATCTGGGTATTCTGGATTCATTACATCCATGATCTTATCATGAATCTTTTTACCATAGGTAAATAACATTACCTGACCTTCGTTTGCTGGATTGCTAGGATCCGATTCAATGAGTACGTTAGAGACATAGTGTAATCGACGCTTGCGTTCACGTGCGATATCCTTATCTCGATCATCGCCAGAGTTCCACAGTTTAGAGTTTGCCTCTGATACTGGGTCTTGCTGACCGAGTGAAGTCAATGACTTCTCGATGTACCATTGTCCGGTTGGACCTTTGAACCCATGATCCCAAAACTTTGCCCACGGAAGATCATTGCCTTCTGGTGCTGGTAAGAATCGTAGAACAGCATAACCGTTTCCTGCTTTATCTACTGTGGGTTTCCATTGACGCTCATCCACATAGGATTTCGTTGTTGCTTTCTGATCGGTATCAGCAGCAGCAGCGACTAGGCGAGAGAGATCGTTTGCGCGATTGCGCTTGAGTGCTTCAAATGACATATATTTTTTCCTTGTATAGTCAGAGTATTACAGTGTGTTTTCAGTGTATTTCAAAGTATTTTCATAATGTAGTAGTATATAGTACCACAAATATTTCAAATGTCAAGCATCAAATAGATGCCACGGATCATTTTTAAATCGAATCATCAAACGGGGTTTCCCTCCATCGGGATAACATCGATACACTTTCTTTCCTTCAGAGTCAAATTGATCAGCAATAAGTCTATGCGGTTGAAAAGTATTCAACAAAACAGGCAACTCGCTAATATTAGTGCAGGACGCTGCAAGGTCTACGCTTGATTCTGGATAGAAATAATGCGATTTAGCAAAATCCTCTACCTTGCCATCGGGCGCTTTGGTATACGGTGTATATTTTGCGTAATCGTTAGATTTTTTAGTATCAGATCTGAAAGCATAGGAATCTATTCGAGTTATTTCGGGTTGAACAGATAAAGGCAGATTCAAAGTTATGATAGGACTAAACGGATGATCCTTCGGAATCGGGTTCGGATCCAAGTGATGTTTAGTAATGGCATCAGTATGTATGGAAATTTCTGGGGTCGATGACCATTCAATTTCTGTACAATACCAGACAATATCATTTTCTATATCGATATTATTTTCTTCTAACCATGACCTCATCGACGGAATATAATCGCAAATATTCAAATCAGAATTTAGGACATGTTGCCATCCATTTTCTTCAAACCCGTTCATATATTTTTCGGGACTCATCACTTTTCTTGAGTCATCAAGAATGCTTTCGTAATTTGCTCTTGCTTCTTCTACCCAAAGCGGAAAATCAAGTTCTTTTGCGAAATATTTGTTGGATATCTCTATTCGATCTGTATCAATTGTATCGTACATAAATGTTTCCTTATTGCAGTTCTATGCTGCGATTTTTCTCTTTCATTAGATTTAGTTTTATTGCTTCTGCTTCCATCTTTGATCTAATCGCGGGTGAGATATATTTCTTTACATCTTCGGGTTCTAAACCACTTTCCTCACACACTACTATGATTGCTTCCAAGTAACTTATTCGTTTTGTTTTTACAACACGTTCTATGTTTTTACTAAACTTTTGCCTAGTCATCATTAGTCCATCAAGTTTCATTCGAAAATTCCTTTGTCCATTTCATACCAATATCAGGGTAGTAAGTTCCTACTGATCTTTTGATTAGTCCGTCTTCACCATAGGCAGGAGACTTGCATATCCACAACACTTTATGTTCTCGGTTTTCTCCATAAAACAGATCGTTCCAAATACCTGTTCGCAAGTATGTTCTCATATTAGCAACATATGTCTCTGCACTTTGTAGTGCCATTCTTCGTTGTGGATCTTTACTTTCAACATCTTTCTTATTAGCAGAAATATATTGCTTCCAGACTTCTAACCATTTCTTTACTTTATGTTCACTAATAAAATCATCTTTATCTCTATCCGACACAGTATGATGAATAAGAGGATCCGGTTGCATTCGTTCTCGAAGAACCTCTGCTCTTTCCAATAAGGGTTTCAGGTTCTTATCTAAAGAGTCGAAAATCTTTTTAGGCATGTAACCTAATTGAATTGCAATAAACCCATACTTCGCAAACGGTAGCATGAAGGTGTCTGGCAGAGTTTTAGTCTCTTCATGAAGATCCCAACCCGACTGTTTACGAATCCAGACTTTTAGACTAGCAAGAGCATCTTTATCGGACACTTCATAATGAACAAAATCGCTTGCTTGCTTATAAGCATCCAACTGTTTTTCTTCATCAGTAAATTTAGAAAACTTTTCCCAGTTGGGTTCAGGAATAAGAGTTTTGATTTTCTTAGGTGTAGGTTTTTTCTTAATCTTCGCCATCTCGATACTCCTCGTTTGCATCTACGATTGCGTCTAGCAATGGAGAATATTTAGTGATGTATCTTAAAGCTGCCATGTCTTTCGGCAGACAATGCCCACCGTACCCAAACTTACCATCTGGTCCTGGCACCTGTGAATGAGATTTACCAATGCGAGGATCAAGTGCGATAGCATCGATCATACCATCGAAACCCTCGAACCCACACTCTTTATAGATGCTATACATCTCATTGAAGAATGTAACTCGGGTTGCTAAGAAACAGTTCTCAACATATTTAGAGAATGCTGCTTGTTCTAATGACAGGTAACGAACTTCTTTCAGATCAGGCAAAACAGGTTTGAACAACTCATCCCAGAACCGACAGTCATCACCACCGTAGATCGCAAACGTCTGACCCATAAACTCATCTTGAGTAGACCTATGTATGTTAGACGAACCAAGAAACTCGGGCGAGTATGTCAGTCGATAATGTATATCAAGAACAGCATCCATCGTACCAGACGCGATAATAGCAGTCTCGTGAATATCACTCAACCACAAAGGATCAACCGCAGACTTGATTAGAAACTTAGTGTCTGGGTTACACGAATAGTACTTGTCAAGGACTGCTGCAACGTTAGACGTGTCGCACTGACCGTCAGGAAGAGCAGGTGTCGCAACACAAATCACAACAGCATCAACTGGCGTTAGATTGGGATGAGGGTCGTACACATATCCTTTGAAGGGATCATCAATAAAGACATCCTGATTACTAGGCAGTTGTTGTAGTGCATGGTGTACTGCTTGTCCAACGGGACCATAACCCGCAACTACGATTTTCATGACAGCATTCCCAAACAAAAGTTCTCTGCAACATCTTCGGCATAACTCAGTGACTTGTCAAAACATTCCACGGTTCTGATATACCGCGACTGTTCATACAGTTCAATCGAATAACCTGATTCACTCTTCATCACGATTGCTTCTTTCCTGCCGTTCTCTGACCAATGAGTAGATATCTTTTCATTGATGTTCACAGTCGTTTTATGTTCTTTCATACCAAATATCCTATTCCAATTATCCTGAAAATCATCCTTCGAGACTGATAGGGGTCTCGGTTTCGATCCTTTCCCGTTCATTCCACCACTCCGGTTTGTCGCGTTTAGTCCATTTAGAAAAATCTTTCTTTGCTTCCCAGTAATAATTTCTGTATGATTCTACTGAATTATCTTTTACAATACACTCGGGAAATGCTTGCATAGCAGGAGGCGGTTCAGTGAATGGTATTGTATAATTTATATTAGTCGGTGGAATAAGAAGACACAATTCTAAATCACTAAATGACTTGTGAAGTTTACCATACCGATGAGTGTATTCATTAGACAACTCTGCCCACATACTATATAACCACTCGTAATTTTCTGCACTTGATCTAACCCAGATATTCGAAGGATGGTTTATATGAGATGCTTTATACAAGGCATCGTTCATCTCACCATCTTCTAAGAAATATCTGGAGATCCTACGACCATTGATAGTTCGACCATACCACATAGTTCCGTCAATAACACGATGTGCTGTTGACATCAGTTGAGCGTACTCGACCAACATTTTTACAACATGTTTATCGTTATGTTCTTGTGCACAGATTATGGGATCTGGATCTAAGTAAAATACATTCATTCAGTATCTCGTACTTCCTTTATTGCTTCGGTTACTTGGTCTTTCAAATTTTGCTCTGCTACCTGTGCACGTAGTTGCTTGAAACGAGCATGTGCTATATCTTCGGGTGATGCTTGACGCACTGTCCTCGCAGCCTGAGCGCGTTGTTTTCGGTTCAAACCTGACGGATGAATCGAATTGATTTTTGGTTCTGGTTTCTGAGCAACAAAGGCTTCATTATTTTCATTGAGCAACATATTATATAACTGACCAAGTGTCTCTCTTTCTTGGTGTGGTAACATATTATATAACCTTTTGCCCCTCTTGTCAAGTGCCTTACCGACCTTTCGAAACAACTTTGCTTTTTTACCGTTCATCATTCATCTCCTCAACTGCTCCTGTTACATCTGGAAAGTGTGTGCCAAGAATTTCCCATGCGATCTTAGCAACATCCATATGTTCTTTTTGTGTACCATGACCCATTCTCAACTCACAGTAATGTACCCATGACCGGAGAGTACCGCTCATATACAAGGTGGTCTCTGTCAATCCTTCGGGTAACAATGCTCTTGCTTGCTCCTTAGCAATACCAGTGTTCAGTGCCATCTCGTAGTGATCCTTTGCAACCTTGGACACCTCTGCTTGCATCTCGCTGAAGACCTCTTGTGCCTTCCTCTGTCGCTCCGCATCATCATCTACTGTACTCAACTGCCTATTAGTAGGGTGCTGTTTACGTGCCTCACGATTGGTCGTAAAGGACTCTGAGACCGCATACCGCTGAGAGAATTCCTGAAACGAAAAGGACCGATGCCGTAGGATCTGCCGAGAGATATCACGAGTCGTGGTGATCTCCATGGTAATCGAAACCATCTCGAACGGTGACCAGTGACCCTCTTTGATCAGATACCCCAGCAACTTCTTTGCCGTCTTGGTATTGTTCTGATTATTCGGATTACTGACACGCGCAGCATATGCTATCAACTCAGCAGCACTATTACAACCGGTGCTTGCACTCGGTGTGGTCATTCCAACTAGACTAACCTTGGGTATCATGTTTGCCTTCCTTATATTCGCCGGGTACACTAAACCATGCAATCACTCTATGAAATGCGCGTTGCAATTCTGCATTGGGTTCATCATTGTCTATGCATTCAAGTTCTTCTTCTAAATATTCACGCACCAAGATATCAACATCTTCGTTCATGAATTCTGTCAATCTACTAATCATACTAATCCTGCTTGCTCCATTGTCATTTTCACAACACCTTCTTCGATCAACTTACGTCGATTGTTCATGTGTGCTGCCTGAGTTTCTTCTTTACTTCCACCGAAGTATGGTACACAATGACCTTCTTCTGCCATCACAACAGTAGCAGGTCGCCACGCATCGGTTGCAGCATCGTACACATCAAAGTCACCAAGGATACGTCCAAACTTACCCTTCTTGTCTTCTCCGCTTCGATCTACCTGTGTTTTGAGAACAGGACTTTTACCTAGCAACTCTTTCAATCTTTTCTTTGCTGCTAGACCAAACACCTTCTCAACCTTATCACGAGTTCTGCTCTCGGGTGTATCAATACCCATGATGCGTACTCGCTCCTTCTTCAACCAGATACCGAAACCTAAATCGATATCCACGTCAACTGTATCACCATCAACTACTTTTACTAACTTTGTTTTATATTCGTACATTATAATACTTCTCCATCTACCAAAGGGTAGACTATTTAGAGTAGGTCTAAATCCATCATCACACGTTCAAGTAGACGATGAACATAACTCCGCCCCAGAATTTTCTGTCTTGGTCCCATGAAGTTAGATAAAAACAGATCAGAGTATTGTTTTCGAAACATATTGAGTTTTTCCTGAAACGTATCTGCAATCAACATCTGTTCTGTTTCGGTAAGTACAACACAGTTTTTGTCTAGCGTAATCTGATAGGTCGTAAAACTCTTTGCGGCACATCGCACCGGATCACCCGAGTTATACTTCACACCGTTACTCCATCTGCCATTATCCAATAGACCGATCACCAGATTCGTATTGGGTACATCATCGGGATCTGTCTTGATTACTTTCAGAACTCCCTCGACCGGTTTTATATACTCGAAGAAATCTGCACCGTACAGGTATCCATATTCTTTTCGCAGCTCGACGTTACGTAAAATCACTCCGTCTTTATTCATATCAAACGATTGAAACTCTCTAAACCCTTTCCGAAAATGCACGACCGCGATTCCGGTAGTCGCATTGTCAAACACAGGGTCACTATAGTATTTTGCACTTACGATATGATGAGTCTTGAACATACGCTTTCGAATACTATCTCTGCTCTCACAAAAGAAATTACTTGGTAGTACAATGAGTATCTCATTCGCGTCTACCATACTTGCCAAGGCACACTTGTACAGATCAGACTCTTCCCATCGAGAAAAGACCGACTCGTATGCACCCTTAGATTTGTTCTTGCTCAGATAAGGCGGATTCGTCACAACAACCATATTCTCTAGATTCGGGTAACCAAAACAATCTAATGTATCTTTGGTTACAATATCACCTCGCTTGGGTTCTAAATCATATCCAATTGCATTTACTGCACCATTCTCAACACTCCAGTCTAATAGATCTCCACCACCCGCAAACGGATCAATCACAATCTTTTCGTTCACAACATGCTCAAACCCTTGCAGAATAGTATGACTGTTCGTAGTATAGTATTGACCTTTTCTTTGCTGTTCGGTTTGACTTACATGACGTTTAGGCATCTATTTTTTCTGCTCCTAATTCTAACAATGTTGTAGGATTACCATAGTACAAGTATGTACCACTGTTTCCTTTCTTTCCACCGTGTTGAGGTTTGAAGTGTTTGTTCTCAACACATTTCATAACGGTTTCTTTATTCATCTTCATCATAACAACCTCATTCGGATATGCCATAAAGAATATCAATTGACTATAGTCTTGATTTGGACGAATCTGTAAGAAACTAAAGACATCACTATTTGCTGCTAAACAACTTCCTTTGATCTCAGTCTTGATACCATCAATGATTCGATCATGCTCACTACTGGTAGGTTTCTCTACAACACTGCCCATCTTGGTATACAAGTCCTCAACCATCTTCTCACAGGTAGAACCTTTCTGACCTGGTCCCATGTTCTTTACATGCATCATAGGAGAACCATCATAACGTGTATCACGTTTTTGAGGATTGAGTAATTCGGGGTTTAGCATCTCAAGTAATGTTTTTGTTGTTGTGGTCATAGGGAGAAACTCTTTTCGCGTTTATTCATTCATTATAGCGTACTGGGGATGAATGTCAATTGAAATAAATTCATGTTGGGGAAAAAAATTGTGGGGGAAAATTTTAAAATAAAGTGTGCGTCAAAACCATACCCCGCTGGTTCCATCGATCTTGGGATGGAGGAACGGGACTCCCACCCTAAACCTTAATATAAAGAAGGGGGGGGGTCTTCCTTCACACCCTACACAAAATGTGCTAAGAATATCGTACCGATACCTACTATCACACATATAATGAAACCACATATAGTTTCGAGTTCAGACTCATATAACACGCACTCACACGCTCTCTCGTGCTCTGTGGGACGTTTATATACTTTACCTACCCCATTGCCTATACCCATACTAAAACTCCTTAGAAAAATCAATATGTGACCAACCCTCACCATCAACCATCCATGCAGTACCGCACTTCTCATTCACGACGATATCACCCACAGAAACAGAATGCATACGAGTAAATTTCTGTATACAGGAACCTTCTGGTCCATATCCGTTACCAACATGAAACACGTCTTCGAGAGTGTCAACACCGGTGACACGTGCTACTGAGGTGAAGTGCTCCTCCATCCAAGATTCATAGTGCTTAGATCCACCCATGAATTTTACGTCACGCTGAATTTTGATCTCAGGAAAATCTCCGAAGTCACCATCCCAACCAACTGAATTCAGATGATCTGAGGCTTCGTTACTGAGATGAAACTGGTGAATTAAGTAAGACATGGTATCTGCTCCTTCATTTGATGTAACCATTATGGCATACTATATGAGGTTTGTATAGTGAATTCTTGGAATACGTTCTATTCCTGTTATTCATGATTGAATATGTGCTAATCGCATTATAAAGAGCATTATACCGCGAATACTCTATCCTGTCAAGCCTTTTATTTCTTTGATTTCTTTCTTCGTGAGATCTCGGAATTTCCTTCGAGAAACACTCCACTGCTTCTTAGGTGTGGAAAACATAAATGCTTCCTTTGTACCGGTCGGAATAACTCCGAGTAGGTAGGAACCTTCTGTAATGTAAGTGTGGTTGGGTGTCGTGGGTGCTTTGTCCCACACAGTGATTTCTTCGCGTATTCTCATAACATAATTCCGATTGGGGAGTGCATACAATAGCACATTCTCGGAACTGTGTCAAGCATTATTTTGGGTGTGTGGGGTTTTTATTTGGAAATAGATCGAGCGTTAGACTGACCGATATGTTCTCAACACATATATACCCATATTGAGATATCCCCCACAAAACCCCACATTATCCCATAAATTGACTCAGATCAACACTATTGCCATTGATCTTCTCTGCTTTCTTCTTAGCACGATATTCACGTTGTCTTGTATGTACTTTTTCACGATTCTTAGCATAATATTCACGATCCATTTCTCTTTTCTTTTCAGCATTTTTAGCGCGCCAGATACGACACATTTCTTTTGCCTTTTCAGAATTCTTAGCATACCATTCACGTTTCTTTTCACGTATCCTATCACCATTTTTAGCAAGCAATTCCCGTCTCTGTTCACGTATCTTTTCAATATTTTTAACATAACGTGCACGTCTCTGTTCACGTATCTTTTCAGGATTCTTTTGACGATATTCACGTTGTTTTTCGAGCACCCTTTCAGCATTTTTAGCATAATGTTGTTGTTTATAGTTACTTACAAGCGATA